GAACAATCCAGAGTTAGCAACATTAGAAACTGGATTATTAGAAGTATCAGTAGATACTGAAGTTCCAACGATACCAGAGAAAATGGTATTAGCTTCATTGTAGAATGCTTCTGCGTTTGCTCCCTGTCCATTGTAACGTGAACGTAGTGCGAAGATAAGTCCAGTAGGACCAGTCATTGGCTGAACGCCAGCAACATCATACGCAATTAGGTTAGGAAGTGAACGTCTTACCAAACTAATTAAGATTGGATCGAAGTTAGAAATACCACCAGCTACGTTAGTAGGAGCAGTTTCGTTAAGTGCCATACGATCAGCATCCATTGCTCTTTGCTGATTTTCAAGAACCATAGCGGTTACTGCTTTCTTATACGGATCTTTAATAGCTTCCAATTCTGGATGATCCAAAATTGGAGACCATTTGTTCATTACTTGTTCTTCTAAGTACATTTTAGGATTCTCCTTGATTTTAATATTATTTTATTTTGAAATTGTTTTTGTAATAGATCTAGCTACCTGCTCAATGAAAGGATCAACATACTTAGTTGAAACACTTTCTTCAGATAAGTTTACTGGCTCTTCAAAAGCTTCTAAACTAGCTGGACGAATATTACTTGGATAATAACTTTCCTTTAGGGTTTCTAAAGATTCGGTGAATTCTTCCTCTGTGGTGAATTCTACATTCTTAGCAAGAGATTTAATTTTCTCAACTTGAGAAAGAGTTAAACCTTCACATACTGTATGAATTACTTCATTCTTTTTGTGTTCTGATATTTTCTTCTTTAAAGAAATATTCTTCTCAATTTGTGAATTAACTTGTTCTTCTAGTTCATCAACTTTAGTAACTAGTTCATCCACAAGATTAACTTTCTCATCAGGAATATCAATATAATGTTCAACAAAAACTCCTTTTAGAGCATTGATGAAATCTTCAGCAATTTCGGTTCTTAAACCTTTTTCGATTGCTAATTTGTTTTCTTCCATCCAGTTTTCTACAACGTAGTCTAGATAGGAATCTAATTTATCTGCAAAATCTTCCTTAACAGATTCAACAGCTTCTTCAAATTCTCTTAAATAAGATTCTTGTAATTCAGAAGAGATTTCTTCTACTCTTGCTTCAACAGCAGTTTCGAAAATAGCAGATGCTTTAACTTTGAAATCTTCAGAAAGAGATTCACCAGAGAATAGTGCATCTAAATCTTCTTTGTTCATAAGCTTGTTGGTAGCTTTTTCAATTCCTTGGACTCTTTTTCCTGCTTTAGTAGCAAATTTTGATTCTTGACTATTTGGATCTTGTCCATGATACATCGCTCTATGCATACCAGAACGTTTAGCCTTATCGAAAGTGTCTAAAGATGCCTTTTTAATATAAGAACCTAAAGTAGACTTAGAAACTTCATCAAGATCTTCTACTTCTTCAGAAATCTGAGTAGCAGCATCTTCTTTAGAAAGACCATACTTATCTTCAAATTCTTCTTCAGAAAGTTCATCAAGATCTTCCATAACTTCTTCTACTGAAGCTTCTTCTAATTCATCTTCATCTTCGTATTCTTCTTCTTCCTCACCTTCTACACAACATTCTGCCCCTTTATTAGCAGTCATAGTGCTTTTTGCTTTCTTAGCAGCAACACGATTTGCAATTGCATCTACAGATTGTTCATCTTCTTGATCAGTTTCAGAAGCATTTTTCAAATCAGCACGACCAGCATTATCTCCTGGTTGAGTTGCTAATTTCTTCATTGCTTCTGCTCCAACTGGAGGTTTAGCTCCTGGAGGTGTAGCGGTTGGTACGCCTTTAGTATAAGAAGGATTTTCATCATTAGTTTTGGTAGGACCACTTCCTACTTCAACACTACCCTGCTCATCGGCAGATAATTTTTTTCCTAGACCAAAAGACTCCCCACCAGCAGACTTAACGCTTTTGGTAAGAATTTCTTTTGCAGCTTCAGACAAATTTAACTTTGACATTATTTTCTCCTAATTAATATTTTTATATAGTTATTTATAAAAAACAAATTTTTAAATGTATTTTTATAGTCTTTTGATATAATTTTCGAAAATGGTCAGAGCCACTTTCTCAATATCTTTTTGTGAAGTTTTCTTAATGATATCTCTTGCTTGTTCTCTATATTGTTGAACCCATCCCTGACCATCAACAAAAACCCAATCAACATCTTCATATATACCTTCAACATAACATGATATTCCGCTAGGAGATAATACTGCATCCACACAGGAAATCACAAAATCGTCTTGAACTATTTTAATACCATTTTCTCCTTCCTTGAGAGATCCTAATGCTCTTGAAGAACATCCAAAAGAAACTCCTCCTGATATTAACGCTTGAAGCTCTTTTCCAGATGCGGTATCTAGTACTTTAGCTTTGCCCAAAACGTCATTTCCATTAAATTTTAATTCTGTAATTAAATGGGAAATTTTATTTTCTGAAATTTTAGGGGAATCTTCATGCCCTAAAGTTCCAACTGCTCTATTTCTATTCACTAATTCTTCTATATACTTTTTGACTGCTTTTTCCATAACAGGCATTGGATATAATCTTCCATTTCGATTTGCAGTTTCAGCTTGCATAAACGGACCACAAATATAATAACATTGTTGTCCTGTTTTAGTAGCTTCTGTTAGGATTTCAAAATCCTCTATATCTTCTCTTAACAGTTTCATTTTACTTTACCTTAGTTTTTATAAAAATCTTTTTATTCTTCTGGAAGTTCAAAATTATAAGTGTTTTTAGCAATATCTACTTTTAATGCTTGAAGTTCTGCAGTAATTTTTTGGTGCAGAGTTTTTGCGATCTCTGCTCCCATTTCATTAACCTTATTATCAGATGCATACCCAATAGCGTTTTTTAAATTATCATTCATATAAAATTCCTTTAATTTTTTCTTTTTATTTGGCTTTTCTTGTGGTTGTATAGCCAAATGTTTAATAATAAAATTCTGTTGATCTTTTGATTCCCAATCTTCCATTATGGAGTAACTCCATATCTCCCATAGTTGAATGCAGATGGTTCAATTAATTGTCCAGAATCATAGTAATTATTATCTTTATGGAGTTCAATTATAATAGAATATGATGCATTAGCTGCTGCATTATAAGAAGTTATCCCTATATTTCCATTTACATTAGCTCCAGAAATAGGATTGCTAATAGCAAGCCAATTACCTGCTGAATTATATTCTCCTCGACCACTCATAGTTATAATTGGATATGTATTATCACCACTCCAACTTAAAGTTAAATGTCCATTAGGAATGCTAACATCATACCATACTCTATATACAGATAATCCATAATAAGGTTTAGCTGTATTTCCAGAAATTAATAAATTATTATTTGCATCTAACGGTCTATATAAAGTATTAGCCGCAATTCTTGCAACATTTGATTCATTAGTGGTATTTGTAAATTCACCTGTTAATTTAATAACAGTTTGTTTTGTAGAATCTTTTATTATTTGATATGTATATGTTGACATATTTATTCCTTATTATTAACAGCAATCTCTAAAACTTCAAGAAAATTATCTGAACTTTCTAAAATATACTGTTCTAGTATTTCTTTTTCTTCAATATTTATGTTATTTAAATATTCTAATACTAAATTAGAACATTCTTTATTGATATTTAATTTAGTATCATCGTTAAATGATATTTCAGTAACATCTTCATCAAAATTCTCCAACATACTTAGAAAATCTTCTGATTGTAGTTGTTGTTTATCATCCAATGTTACTGTGAAATATTTTTTAAGTTTATCTGCATAATATAAAGCAACTTTAGGTCCATTTGAAAATTGCGAAATGGATTTTCTTTGAAGAATTAAAGTACCTGGAAAATCTCTCACTCTAGATTTCATTATTGACTCCAACCAAATATACGAGCAATAACATGTTTTGGATGACCATATTGTTTTTTAAATTCTCCAGATGGTAGTTGATAATAATGCTTTTTTAATGTCATTATAGAAAGAGCCTCATTAATCTCTTCATCTTCTTTCATTGCTTTCTTTCTTATAGTAGCAAAATAGATAGATTTTCCTTTTTCAGGACCATATTGGTCAATCATCTTCTGTTTCATATCAGAAGAATCGTATTTAAGTTTTAACTTCTTTTCTTTTGATTTTTCTGAAGAAGTCATTTTCATTTCGGATAAAGATTCTTCTAATTTTGAAAATTTAGAATTCTTTGAAGATTCTGGATTTGTGTGATACCATTTCTTTTTAGTCCCATCAAATTTCATACCTTCAGCTTTGGCTTCTTCTTTTTGTTTAAAAGGTACATTATGATATATTTTTGGCATTGGTGGAGCTTCATATGGGTTATTTTGTCCATACTTAGGTTTACGCAATCTTGGATTTTCTACACCCCAACCTTCATCATCAAAATCTACATCTCTATTATATCTAGATTCAACAAGTTTTACTTCATGTGCTTCAGATTCTCCCATGAAGTCTTCAGCAACTTTTTTCTTCTTTTCGGCTATTTTATCTTTAATTTTATTTTTCATAACATCAGAAATATCACAAGACATTTCTGAAATTTTATTTTGTAAAGCAAAATTAATTGCTGATGTTAACTTTTCTTTCATGAGTTCCTCTTAAATTATCTTTGTTGGTATGGATTATATGGATTTACTAAGGCTTGTTTAGGTTCTGCTCCAGATATTCCAGAACCATCGCCAGTTTCAGGTTCATTTTGTTGTTGTTGTTGTTGTTCCTGATCTATCTGATCTCCTTGTTCGCCCATAGCTAATTGTTGTTTTTGCATTTCTATTTCTAATTCTTCAGAGATTTCTTGTTCCATCTTTTCAATATCTTCATCATTAAGTCTTAGAATATGTCTTTGAACCCAATTCTTAGAATAATATTTACCTACATAAGGATCAATAATTTGCAATAACCCCATTCTTTCTTGCATTATTTCTGCTTCTTTTAATTCTGCAAAGTTATTATCCTTTATAAAATCAAAAAATACATGTTCTTTAAATTCATTCCATTCTTCTTCAGTACAAATTCCTTTTAATACTAATTGAACTCTTAATGCCTGATCAAATAGTTCAGAAAATTTATTTCTTAATTTATCTATAAATTTAGCAAATTTTAATTCATCTCTTGTTATTTCAGAAGTTCTTCCAATACTAAATGCTTGTTGTGGATCTAATCTAGTAACAGGAACATTCAATGCTTTGTATAATTTCTTTTCAAAATATTCAACCATAGACATATCATTAAAAGAATCTGAAGATTCTAATGTTTGTATTTCTGTTCCTTTTCCACCTTCTCTTCTAGGCATCCAAAAATCTTCAAGCATAGATAAATGCTTTCTATCATCTCTAACTTCACCAGTACTTGCATCATAAACCAATTTATTTTTATATTTGGTCATAATGTCACGAATATACTGTTCAGCCTTTATCTTAGGAAGATTCCCTACATCAACATAAAAAATTCTTCTTTGTGGTGCTCTAGATATTTTATAAATTACAGAAGCATCTTCCATCATTCTTAATTGGTTCAAAGGCTTAATAGCTTTATGAACATAACTAAGAACCATAGATCTTCTAGTATCCATCAATCCTGAATTTATACTAATAATAGAATCTGGAGCTATTTTAATTCCTATAGGACCATATGTAGAAGATGATGTTTTTTCAGATAATTTATCATTATATAAGAAAAACTCATTAACACCTACTATAACTTCTACTCCAGTTACTTCATCTTTCTTTTTCTTTATTTCTCTTACTTTTTTGATCTTTCTAGGATCAATATATCTTAATTCTTGAATTCCTTTTTGAGGATTATTAATATCTATAAGAATATGATAATTCAATCTCCCATCAACATAAAATCTTCTAAATATATCAGAAGCCATGTTATTATAATTTAAAAGTCTCAAGATATTATGGAATTCATCCTCTATGGCTTTTTTAATTTTATCAGATTGTTTTAAATCGTCCAAAACTATTTTTGTAATTAAACCATCATCGTCTTGAACTATTGCTTCATTAACAACATCTTCAATAGCACTATCAACTTCAGGTTGAAGGCTCATCTCACGATATCTAATTATTAATTCAACTTCATTTTTAGCAGAGCCATCAACATCGATGGCTGTTCCGAAAAATGCAGAAGAAGATATAGTAAGAGAACCATCATCGTTTGTTGGTGGAGCAAACGATTGCTCTACTTGTACTTTATCTTCTTCCTTTTTTCCAATTTTGAAGCCAAATAAACTAAATCTGCTTTTATCTGCCATTATTGTCTCCAATCATACTATATATTTTTATTTAATTATTAACTACGTCATTTGTCCAATATTGATATGCAAATGTAGCACTAAATTCTTCAATAGTGTCATTATTTCCCCAATCTAAAGTAACTGGAGAAATATCAATAGGAAATGCTTGTATCATTTTATATGTAGCTATTACAGTTCCTGCTTTTCCATAATGAATGACTTCAGCATCTTTCATGTAAATATCTGGTTGCACATAACCAGTAGTTCTTAAATTTGATTCATGTGTTTTTAAACTAGCCATCCAAGTTTCTAAAGCAGATCTAGGACCAGATGTATAGTCATCTTCATCAGAAAGTATAGATACAGTCCAAGGATCAAATGATCTATCGCCAGCAAATTTAATCTGTCTTCCAAAGTAAAATACTGGAGCTACTCCAATACTTGAACCTGGAATTGATGTTGCTTTTGCTCTATATGTAAATTTTCCTGAACCATTTATTGCAGGAAATATAATTTCAAATAGATTAGGTCTTGCCCCATCTACAGGCATATTTGTTATAAAATTTGTAATTGAGAATGCCATTTTTCTTATTCTCCGTATAAGGTATTGGTATTAATATTTATGTTATTTATTTTGAATGGGCTAGAACTCTAGCCCATTCATTTAGGTTTATTTTAGAATTTACCTACAACGGTGCTAAATTCAACACCACTCTTAACAGCAACAAAGTTCAACTGAATAAAATTAATGCTCTTTGTAGGTTTAATATAAATGTCACCAACAAACCCATTAGAATCTATAACTTGTGGAGTATTATTTGTTGAATCACAAACAACCAAATAATCATATATTCCATTTTTAGCTTTAACTGCTCTTAAATAAGGTTCAACCATAGCAACAAATTGTGATCTTGTAAATTGATCATTCATTTCAAATAGAGAATTTAATGCAGCCATAGAAATACTCTTTTCAAGAGTAATAAACAATCTACGAACATTTATTCTGTCAAATGCAGATGGAGTACTTAATAGAG